TGGCGACATGTAATTAACCAAATGCAACTTTGTACCCATACACGCCAACAAGAATAAAACACGCAACAACAATTATAACAATTGCAAAACCAACCATATATATAAGACAAATAATATTTATAATAAGAATAATTTTATTATAAATCCATCTTTACAAAGTGTAAAATAGTAAATGTAGTTCTTACATCCTACTATTATACTTACCACAGTAAAAGAAACGAATAATACGATCGAGAGCCTTCCCAGTCTTTGCCTAATTTATCAATCTCTTTACCGTGTCTTATCCAATACATTTCACGGCGTTTGTCTGCATATCCTTTCGGGACTTCCCCGTCTTTTTCCATTTGCAAATACATTGTATAATCTTTGTATTTTTTGTCGCCAATACTCGTAATGTGGTTCCCATGATAATCCAGAACATCTATTTTGTATTTTGGATCTTGGCTTGGCTGTACCTTTATTCCTAACTTTGTCGCCATTTTGAATGTGCGTGGTTGAATTTGATACATTATTAAAGTATATTAATATATTAAATAAAGGATTTTATCGCATTCCTAAAGTTTGGATGGACTTGGCGGGGTTTGTCGTTCTGGCGGATGCGTTAGTTCGAACTCTGTTGCACGTTGTTCCGTTTCTGTGTCCCGTACAATTCTAATGCGTCCCCCACACATGACACATTCTTTACATTTTGACTGAAAACAAAGCGACGCCAGTTTAATTATCATTGCAGAACCAGTGGCTACGAATGCGACCCAGAAGACTTCGCTTAACATATAATGTGTTGAGATTTTAAAAGAAAGAACTATTGTTCGCAGTTAAAACATACCATCTATTTTGGGTTGATTGATATATCATTTCTACAACAGAACCAATAGCATTTAACACGATGCCCCCCGCGTATTGAGATACGCCGTTGTAAATTGTCCCCACAGTTAATGTAAGTGTAATAACATCACTTGTAAATAGAAAATATGCAACAGTAGGATTTTGGGCGGGAGCATTTGTAGAAAATATTAACTGACCCCAAATTGCTCGATCAATCCAATTAAAATAACCGAATGGAGCAGACCCTACATTAACATTTGCTTCCCACAATTTGCCGTTTGTATCCGTCCAGAAAATGCCCCCATCTTGCAGAACCGTCGTAAGCGGAGCAGAAGGAGTTGCACCGTAAGGATTTGCGATTACTTGATAAACAGACCCGTCCCATTGAAAATTTGCTAAATAGTCGCCGAATGGAAGACCCGTAAAATTCCCGCCAATGTATAATTCATTTCCGTTTTGAGTGATTGCTACGGGTTCTGCGTTCATGCTTACAACTTCATACGGAGCGGTTAAAAGGTTATAATCGTTTGTATTCAATACAGCGTTTCTTTGAACCGATACAGATGAACCGAAAGAACTATCAATAGTAGTAAAATTCCCGCCAACAATAAAGTATGAACCATTAGTTGCATCTCGCTTTATAAAATTAACATCATTATCAAAACCATACCCACTTGTATTATCAAGTGAGTATAAGTTATTAGCATTATCTACAATGGCGATATTTTTACATGTAATATTGTTTCCACCGTCAGCAGTAAAACGCCCCCCTATATACAAGTATCCAGTATTTGCATATTCAATACATCTAACAAATGTACCATTAAATCCATTAGAGGCGTAATTCGTCCATACAACTTGCCCCACGTTTCCAGCAGTATCAACTGACACCATTAGAGACAATGACAAAGAACCACTCGAAGTTTGTGTAAAAGTTCCACCCGCATATAATAAATTGCTGTTTTGATTTACCGCCATTGCGTATATAGCACCATTAAAACTCTCACTAATCGTATTCCAAGTTATTCCATCGCTTGAATAATAAATAAATCCGTTGTCTGTTCCTACATATGTACTACTATTGTAATCACAAGAACACAAAATATTCCCCCATGTTGAAGGAAAAGTACCAGACAGCGGAGTAATAACGTCGGGCACACCTTCATTAATCATTGTAAGCCTTAATTGGTCGTCTGGAGTGTATGAAGGGATACTTGCATCAGCAGTGTAAAATTGTACCGTATTTTTGCCGTATGTGTTTGAATTTTGAGTTGTAATATTATTACACACGCTAATAGCGTTTCCATTCATTGAAAGCGTCTTTAGAATATCTACTTGCTGACTGCTTCCATTTGCACTCAAGTACGTAGTAAGTGATCCATTAACATTTATATCGATATCTAAACGTCCTTTTTGACTTCCGTTAGTAACAACTGGAGCATTTGCCGTTATTCTTGCGTATTCTGTTTTCACATTAGTAGTTGTTTTTGAGTAAAACGATTTTCTTGCAAATTCGCCAACAACGGGATTTCTCTGGTTGTATCCTTCTTCTACGAGGCTTCCAGTACCTACAAGAGTAGTTAAATTTAACGATGTAATAGGGTTTGCCGTTCCACCAGCAGTTGTATTATTTAGTGTAATTTTTGCGGTCGTTCCAGTCGCAGTGTTCCCAGCAATCAAAACTGCGTTAAGAGTATCGGGAGCAACTACGGGCGGATAAGCAACACCGTTAATTGTTGTCAAATTGATATTATCAACTGCTAAAATATCTTGGTTATTCATGTTAATATCCGTTGCCCCAGCAGAATTTCCAATAAGTAAAACAGATGCTAAACTATCAGCAATGGGAGGATAAGGAGTAATAGCGTTAATCTGTGATTGCAAATTGTTAATGCGTTGATTAATGTATGTGGGAGTTGTAGCCATTGTATATATTTACAAATTATTATTATTTCTTAAATGAAACGCTTAATATAATAGTAGGATGTAAGAACTACATTTACTATTTTTAACAATACAAAGTCAAATTATAATCAAACATTTAAAAATAATAATCTAATTGAATATATATGGAGGCTTCCGCAATCGAACACACCGAAACAAAGAAATCCTTTAGCGATAGTTTATTTGAAGGCAAGACTATCACGGATAGTTCTAAAAAATTGTATTTAGCAAATCTCATGAGACTTAACGGAGGAGAGATAAAGAACCTAAATTTTTTGAAAGATGTAGAAGCAATAGAGACGAAACTAAATGCACTCAAGCCAAACACCAGACGTACGTACATTATTGCAATCGTGTCGCTACTTAAAACGTTAATAGATCAAGCCAAATATAAGAAATTATACGATAAGTATTACAAAATACTTGAAGCATTGAATGCTGAACTCAAGACGAGCAACGAAAAGACACCAAAAGAAACCGAAAATTGGCTGTCTCAAGATGCGATAAAAGCAAAGTTCGAAGAATTAAAAAATGTTCTACATGAATTGACTACTAAAAAAATCAGTGCATCACAATACGAGAGATTACTTAATCTCGTGGTTTTAGGGTTGTACGTCTTGCAACGCCCACGCCGTAATCTGGACTATCAAGATATGAATGTGTCCTTACAAAAGAGTAAGACTAAACCAGATGAGCCACCCGCTGTTGCATCAAAAGCACCAAATGTACTGAATTTAGTAGCAAACCAGTTCGAGTTTAACAATTTCAAAACAAAAGGTACATATTCCACGCAGATAGAACCGATAGACGAAGCACTACGTGCAATTATTGATATTTATTTGAAATATCACCCACTCGCAAAAGAAATGAAAAAGCAACCAGTTCCTTTCATTGTATCTCATGATGGTAAGCCATACACGAATAACAACGACTTTACACGTTTGCTGTATAAGATATTTGACGGCCAAAAGGTAGGCGTGTCAATGCTACGCAAAATATTCTTGACGGACAAATACAAGGACACCGTAGATGAGATGCAAAAGGACGCAACAAGCATGGGTACAAGTTCAACCACTATTCAAGATCACTACATTAAAGAATAAAGGCCATTTGTTGGAGTATAATTACTCTAATTTTTTATAATAAAAATATTAATTCTATTATAAAATGACTTTGTATATTGAAAAAGAGTAATAGTAGTTCTTACATCCTACTATTCTATTAAACATTTGAAATAGGGCGATTAGGGCGTTTCTGTCTCTTTTTGCTTGTTTTTTGAAAAGTCCCTCATGAAACACTCAAACTATAGAACTTATCGAAAAAATGGAAAAAAACGCCAAAAACGCCCTAAACGCCCTAATTATTTTATCCAATTGCAAATCATTTTGTCCTTTGAAATTCCTCCGCCTTCCATTTCAAAAGTGTTCTCAATAAATGCAAGAAAATCGGGCAAGTCGTAGTACATTTGGGTAAGCATGGTAATACGTAAAAGCACCCATCGCCCACATGTGCTAATGCCTTTTTTCAATTGCTGTAGTCGCTTTTTGTTGTAAATGCACGTCCAACCTCGTATGGTTGCTTCTTTAAACATATTCGTTAAATAGTGTGTGTCTTGTCCTAACATGCGGTTCTTCATTTTTGAAATAAAAGAGAGTTCGCCATCGGGCTTAATTCCGTATGGATCGAACCATTCAATAACCTTTTTGTAGCGTAGAATGCAACACCAGTGCCCCGTATCCACGTTCTGTTCTATTAGAATAATGCGGTAATCCATATCTTCGGGCAACAATTCTTCAACTGTTCTGTAGTTTGCTAATTGCGAGTACTTTAATATTTTAGTGGAACCCGCTTGTAAATAACGGTCTATATCCTCTCCCGTGATCTGGTAATCTAAATTTGTCCCCGCCATTTTTTCAGTCGTCATTTTAATATCATGAGATTAATTTATTCGTTCTAATACGGAATTGTACGGCAACCAAATATCCTTTAAGTATTCTAATGTCTCGAAGCCACCGAAATAGTCGCCCGATGCTTCAAGCAACGTGCAAATTTCTTCTTCGTCAATGATGCCATCACGGAATGCGGTAGGCAACAATTTTGTATATTTGCTGTTCCAAAAATCGAAGTCTTCGTACATTTCATTTGATGCACGGGGTTCAGTCAAAAAATCGGTTCTACATTTTGCAAAGTGTTCCGTAATGATTTCGCCCCACATATCGGCATTCTTTTTGAATAACAGTTTATCCAAATCGGCTAAACGTAATACTAACTCGTCTTCGCTTTGATGTAGACACTGCTTAATAAATTGTTCTTCTGTTTGCATGTAATGTTGAACTCCTAAAAACTCTTCTGCGTCCCAAATCTGTTTTGCTAAATGATAGGTTGGCGACTGGTTCATGTATATTATTTAGATTATATTTTAAATATTAAGGAATAATCTAATTGCGGAATTAGTATTTAAATAAAATATCTATACATCTATATAAGAATGGTACATTATCACGAAGACTACTTAAATGGAACAAAGGCACAACACGAAATATTTGCTGATGTAGTTAAATACTTTGCTGATTACGATATTTCGGGCAACATTGTAGAAAATACGGGCGAGTTTGCAAAATATGATTACGAAAGCGACGACACAGTGTTTGAGGTTAAAACTCGATTTGATGTTGCACGGACAACGTACAAAACAACGATGATTACATGCAACAAGATCACGGACACATCCAAGCAAATTATATTTATATTTAACTTTACGGACGAAATCGCATGGATACAGTACGACGCAGAATTGTTTAACACGTTTGAAAAGAAGGCCTTTAGTCGAGCGGGATTTGAGGCAGACGAAAAAGACTACTTTTATATCCCAGTGCATTTATTAGAGACAATTAAAAAGAAGCCTTCCAAATGTTTAATAAAGTTGAAAAAAAATACATTCGTTTAACACCCATGCAAAACTATACTAATTTTTATAATAATTCTAAAAGAAACTATTATAAAATGACTTTGTATATTGAAAAAGAGTAATAGTAGTTCTTACATCCTACATTATATAATTAAACATATTAAGAATAAATCAATAGAATAAAATAACTTAATATAGATATGGAAGAAGTAAGAAGAAAATACCAGAAATGGATTAATGCAACTGAACTGGGCGAAGACTTTAA